GGAAAATAAAGTTCGATGGACAGTTATTAGAGAGCCTATTGAAAGGCTAATATCTGGTTTAGCTTATGATCTTAACTTACAAAAATTATCTACAAAAGATATTTCAATAGATTCTTTATTTTATTCAAACATGCATTCTGTCGTCAAAGAATTTCATTATGTATCACATACTTCATTACAAATATATTATCTATACAACACAAAAATAAATTGGTATGTTGACTTAAAAGATTTGAATATATTTTTAAAAATGCATTTCAATAAAAACGTCAAAATAAATAAAGGTCTGAATGAACTTAAAGTTCAAGCAAAAGATTTTGTTTATAAGAATATGGATAAAATAAAACCTTATTTAATGCCTGATATTAAGTTGTATGAAGCAGCACAACAATCAGAGCAACTATGGCAATGGCAAAAAGGCAGAATATTTGATGAAGAAAAGTAATATATTAAAAAGATTTTCTAAGTTATTAGTTAATCCAAGCTACCCAAAAAGAAAAATGGCCTGGAATATAAAAGGAAGACTAAAAAATTCTAATTCTATAGATAGATTTGACGTTCAAGATTTTAAAATTCTAGAAAATGGACAAGAAGGAAGATTCGGAAATCTTTTTGATAACGTTGACAAAATGGTTTTTGAAAGAGAAGATAAATGGATTATTGTAGACATGAAAGAATTGTCTAAATTTTTATTAGATAATCATACGTTGAAGATTCATTTAGATGATCTCATAACGAACACGGACTGGACTGTTTTTATACCTAAAAACAAGCCCTAATCTCAAAGACCTATGAGTTTAAGTTGCATCTCAAGTTTGCTATAATACCGACATGCCTTTAAATTTTGTAAATATAAGACCAGGGTTTAACAAGCAAATTACTCCAACTGCTGCAGAAGGTCAGTATATAGATGGAGATAACGTTAGATTTAGATACGGATTGCCTGAAAAAATTGGTGGTTGGGAACAACTTACTGCAAACACATTAGTGGGTGCAGCAAGAGCACAGCATCAATGGACAGATTTAGATGGTCGTAGATATGTTGTAATTGGTACACACAAAGCTTTGATACTTTATTACTCTGAAGCTTTTTACGATATTACACCTTTAGATGCAGCGTTGACAGGAGCAACGTTTGACACTGCAAGCGGATCTCCAACAGTCACAGTAAACCGAGCCTCACATGGTTTAGAAATCGGAGACTTATTTACTTTTACACTTTCATCAGCTCCAACAGGTTTTGTTTCAGCTGATTTTAATGGAACGTTTCAAGTTGTAACTGTTCCAGACATTAACACTTTTACAATCACCATGAATGTGAACTCGACTGGCACCGCCTCTTCATCTGGATCTGCTTCAATTAATCCTTATGTAAGACCAGGCTCTTTAAATCAAACTTTTGGTTTTGGTTATGGCACAGGTTTATGGGGAGGTAGTTTATCAGGTGCAATATCATCGACATTAAATGGATCCCTAGCTGATGACGCACAAGGTAACAATGGTTCAGCGACAAACATAACTTTAGCCGATGCATCCGCATTTCCAACTACAGGTGAGATTTTAGTTGGCGGTGAATTAATAACGTACACCGGTAAGTCATCTAATGATCTTACAGGAATAACAAGAGGAGCTAATGGATCAACAAGATCAGCACACTCTAATGGTGCGATTGTAGAGGACACTACAAACTTTGTTGGTTGGGGTGAAGCCTCATCTGCCAGCACAGTGGTGTTACCATCAGCTGATTGGTCTTTAGATAATTTTGGACAAAATTTAGTTGCAACTATATTAGACGGAAAGACTTTTACTTGGGAGCCTATTAACTCTAATTCGAACGCACCACAAACAAGAGCTACTGTAGCATCAGGAAATCCAACAGCATCAGTGATGACGATTGTTTCCGATCAAGACAGACACTTGTTTCATCTAGGCACAGAGACAACAATCGGTGATCCAACTAAACAAGATAAAATGTTTATAAGATTCTCTGATCAAGAGGATATTGCAGATTATGCACCTACATCAACCAACACCGCTGGAACTTTTCAACTTGATGACGGGACAGAAATAAGAGGAGCTGTAAAAGGTAAGGATTATATTTTTATTTTAACAGATACCGCTGCATACATATCTCAATTTGTTGGTCCGCCTTTTACATTTTCAATTAGAAAGGTTGGATCTAATTGTGGTTTGATTGGCAAACATGCATTAGTTTATGCAGATGGAGTTGTTTATTGGATGGCAGACTCAGGTGGATTCTTTGTTTACGATGGTACTGTTAAAAGTCTTGATTGTTCTGTTGAGGATTTTGTTTTTACAACTAATAATACTGGTGATCTTGGAATAAGTTTTGATCAAGCTAAAAAAGTTTATGCCGGTTATAATACACTTTTCGGTGAGGTTACTTGGTATTATCCAAAATCAGGATCTAACACAATTGATAGAAATGTATCGTTTAATTACACTGAAAACACTTGGACAACAGGCTCATTGGCTAGAACAACATATTACGATGCTCAGCTATTTGATCATCCTTATGCTACAGAATTTAGTTCAACTGGAGTGCCAAATTTTCCAACAATTAAAGGTGTAACGAATGTTAATGGATCTACCACTTTCTATGAACATGAAAAGGGTGTTGATCAGGTTAATACTTCTGGCACAACTGCTATTTTAGCTAATGTTCAGTCAGGTGACTTTCAATTATCATTAGATGGAAACGGAGAAGTATTTACTAAAATAAGAAGATTTATTCCAGATTTCAAAAGAATAACAGGCGATGCACAAATAACAATAAATTTAAAAGACTTTCCTGTAGATACAGCGGCGTCTTCACCTCTAGGTCCCTTTACAGTCACTGGCTCAACAGAAAAAGTTGATACCCGAGCCAGAGGCAGAGCTGCAAGTTTAAAAATAGAAAACACAAGCACGGGTCAATCATGGAGATATGGAACTTTTAGAGCTGATGTACAACCTGATGGTAGAAGATAATGGCAAAAATTACAGCTTACATTCCAGAGCCTAAAGAAACTTATCAACCTGAAAATCAAAGACAAGTTTTGCAATCTTTAGATACGGTAAAACAACAATTAAATACTTCTTACCAACAAGATTTAAAAAATGAACAATCAACTTTTAACTGGTTTATATCATGACAATACAATATAAAAATGCAGGAATAAATTTAAGCACAACAGATACGACCACTGTTTTAACTTCACCTTCTTCAGCTAGATGTTTAATTAAACAAATACAAGTTGATAACGCATCTGCGTCACCAGTAAATTTATCTGTACAATTTACTGATAGTTCTTCGTCAACAACTTTTAGAATTAGAAACAAACAGATACCTGCAAATGAGGTAGTTGATATAATAAATCAAACATTAGTTCTAGAAGAGGGTGATGCGCTTAAAATGACGGCAGGGACAGCAGGTGAATTACAAGGTGTGATAAGTTACGCTCAAATAGACAGGTCTCAAGAAAATGGCTAAGAAGAAACCTAAATTTGGTGTCAATAATTATACTAAAAGAACTCCCAAAAAAAGACCTGGGAGACACACAAAGAGATTGAATAAACACAAAAAAAAGAGTATGAAGAAACAACGCTATAAAGGACAAGGACGGTAATATGGAAATAAGAAGAATACCTGCACATGCAGTAGAAAAAATTAAACACAAAAGGACTGGTAAGGAGTATAAAGACAAAGCTGAATTTGACGCTGATGTAGCTGATCCTAATACGGACACGACTTCAGCAGATTTTCAACAAGATCTAATTATAACTCCAGCTTCAATCGGTGGTAAAAGCGATACCAAATGAATCCTCTAGGAGGGACTGAAATTCAATATGGATTGTTGTATAAATACGTAGATAATGATCTACTAGACAATTTCCAAATAACTACATCAGTTCCCGAAAAAATTCCTTTAAGCAAAGATAAGATTAACATACTTTGGCAACAAAATTCTTATGACCAACCTAATTTAATTGAATGGTTTTCCAACAAAGATAATCATAAAAAATACGATTTTTACGTTTTTAATTCACACTGGTGTTATGAAAAATTTAGAATGAGGTTTAAAATACCTTGTCATAAATCTACTGTTATTAAAAATGCAGTTGAAAGATTTCCAGAAAAAATATTTTTAAGAAAAGACAAAGTTAAATTAATATATCATTCTACCCCTTGGCGTGGATTAAATGTGTTGTTAGGCGCGATGCAACTAGTAAAAAATAAAGACGTGGAGTTAGATGTATTCTCCAGCACACAGATATATGGTGATCAATTTAAAAAACACAATGATGATCAGTACAAAGGTTTGTATGAGCAAGCAAAAGCTTTGCCTAATGTTAATTACATAGGGTATGTTAATAATGAAGAAATAAGAAAAAGATTACAAGAATATGACTTGTATTGTTTCCCTAGTATTTGGGAAGAAACCTCATGTATATCAGCTATAGAGGCCTTAACAGCTGGTTTACACATGATTACAACTAATTATGGAGCTTTGTTTGAAACATGTTCAGAATGGCCAGTGTACGTTAATTATACATTCTTTCT